GGACTTTGCATGAAAATGAGTTCCCACTTTTGTGGGAAAATGGGATTGTGCATGAAACTGAGTTCCCACTTTTGTGGGAAAAGGGTGGGTATGCATCAATATGGGTTCCCACTTTTGTGGGAAAATGGGATTGTGCATGAAACTGAGTTCCCACTTTTGTGGGAAAAGGGTGGGTATGCATCAATATGGGTTCCCACTTTTGTGGGAAAAGGGTGGGTATGCATCAATATGGGTTCCCACTTTTGTGGGAAAATGGGATTGTGCATGAAACGGAGTTCCCACTTTTGTGGGAAAGGAGGTATTACGTATCATACATGGGTTCCCACTTTTGTGGGAAAGGAGGTATTACGTATCATACATGGGTTCCCACTTTTGTGGGAAAGTGGGACTGTGATTATTTTTGCACAAACAATTCTTTTGCCATAATTTTAATAATTTTGTTATCTAATTTGATTTGTTCTTCTTCCACGTCTCCTAGAATTGCCCGCATCATTTTATAACAGAAATCATATGACCGACTTTCTATTACTTCACAGTCTGGATGTGCAGTCCTCCAATCTGGAATCGACCTGTAATTATTCATTGAAATGCGATTTAATATTTTTCGAAGCTTGGATAACTCATCCGTGTCTTTACTCCATCCAGAATCATCTTTGATGTACATGGTTTCTCGTTTGATATCGGTACAGTGTATCGGTCGTTTAGTAACATCCATGTCTTTTAATCGGTCCATTATCATCTTGGTCATGCCATTCACGTACCCATGATTGCCGATGTACTCCAATTCGTCTATATGCACGTTCATATTACGTAAAAAATCGGTAATACTCATAGCGTCTTTACATGTGTCATTGAGGAAAAAATTCAAATTAAACTTTTGGTTGTTATGATTGGTGGTGTGGTTATTAATGATTTGTGTATTTTTTGCAAATTCTAACATTTGGTTGGTTTGTTCTATCATTAACTGTTTGAAATCGTTGTTTTGTTTTATTAAGTCCATAATAAGGCTTGGTTCAATAGTATCTTCTACCGTATTTTCTTTGACACTGGCGTCAAAATTACATATTTGTTTATGAGAATGTAAGCTCTGTCTATGCTTATATTTTTTTCCACATGTACATATATATCCTTTGCATAATTCGGCATTTTCGGCATTTTGTGTAAGTATTTTATGTTTTGCAGTCAATAAATGTTTGTTGTAATTACTTTTTTTGCTGCATATAAAGTTGCATTTTTCACAAATAAAATTTTCGGCATTTTTTGGCATTTTTTGCGTCAGTATTTTGTAAGTATTTGTAAGTATTTAATACTTACACAAAAAATGCCTAAACCGAAGAACGGAAAAAACCGAAAAAAAAGTATGCAGTCAACCTAAAATTATTTTTTTTGTATTTACAGCATTTGACTGCATAAGTGAAAAATCGTGTTTTTCGGAAAAAGAAATGGCCTCACTTTTCAAAAATGGACATTTTTAAAATGTCCAATTTCGGAAAATCGCGGACCAAATTTTTCCGGTGTTTTTTGGGTCCCACAAGTGGGAACTCTTAATATATTAGATTCCATGCATAAGAATAGTTACATTGTACATAACTTATAATTGTTACATAAGTTATATACTTTACATAAGATAAGGTTTGTAATACGGGTAACCGTAGCCTACTGGGTAACCGTAGCCCCCCCAATAACCAAACGGATGATAATGGTGAGGATGATGATGATGATGACGCCAATTACGTCCGTAACCGTGATAACGATGCATATAATAAAAATGCATAAGTTGTAATTTCCCTAAATATTAATTGATAAATCACACCATAAATGCATTGAAACAATACAGTATTATATTGTAAAATCACAGTATAATACTTCTAACCTATGTATTACATCATGTGAAACCTCGGGCATTATATGTTTTCAGTAGTTTCAACCGTTTCATTATTTTCAAAGTTCTCATCTATTTCATTTTTGGTGTCAACCACAGTAATCGTTTTGGTAGTACGTTTTTTTATGTTTTGTTGTTGCATAAAATATAAACATGTATCTGGAATGTTTGCAACACAATTCATTACTGTGTTATATGTGAAGCTTGTCACTAATGTATTTGGATTATTATTATACTTTATACTGTACCACCAATAGGGAGGGATGCAAACTGCGTAACCCGCATTCACATCAAACTCTAAGAATTTTAATTTATCCATTTCATTAAAGTATTTACGCTGTGGTTTCCAAACTTGGATGGGTGACCAAAATTCATACATGTCGTAATCTTTGTTTTGGTATAAATATTTGGAACTTTTCCATGGAGTCATTTTAATGGTTATTTTACCAGTCATCACACATAATATATAACGTTCGTTGTTATGGTATCGCATAGGAGTACATGTATGTTTTGCGCCAGATAAAATATCATATTTCGTCATTACTGTCATGGGAGGTTTTAATAGTTCATCATTCGTTTGAAAAATCGGCAGTAATCCCGCCTCATCTGGAAGCGAATGATTGTTTTCTATAAAATAAGAAGATTTGGTGTCGGTTTTCATTAGTGTTTCGGCACTGCGATATGGCATAACAGCATAGTCAACCGAATCACATCCTTCGTCTTTGTAATAATCACGTACATCTTTTACTTTAACATCATGAGCTTCTAGTACACCTAAATTTTCGTTATCCAATGCGTTAAAAAATTCGGGGTGGACTGATTTATATTGAAACAATACGGGTTGTTTTATACTACATACTTCTTGTAAATGAGCATTTGACGTATAGTCCATCTCATAAATTTCCAAGTCTTCACCTGTTTTATATTGGTTTACAATGTGGATATAGAGAAACAAAATGAGTATGAAAAGAAATATGTGAAAAAATGCGTTCATAAAAATATAATATATATACTATATTATATGTTTGTGTTTCTGTAATTATAACGAACATTAATCATCTTCGCCACCTATTTTTGGCGCAAGATAAAATATAAAAGTTGCATCACCGTCACCGAGTGAATATACAATTTTCATGGGAAAGTTTTTAGTGAGATGTATTTCAACTTCTTTCGCAATTTTATTATACATACAAATATTATGCAACATACTTAGACTAAATGATAATTTCATAACCTCCCCTTCTGTTATCGAGTATTCGGTTAAATCTTCAATATTGATGTCTACTAACATTTTACCGGCTTCAATGCTAATAGAATGTAATATGATTTTCTCTTCGGTACATTGTATTTCAATGGTGTCTCCAAAAATTTTGAGTTGATTAATAAGATTCGCAAATACAGCGGAATCTAATGAGAATTCGGCATCACTTTCTCCCGGGGGAATTTGCATCAACTCACATTCTAAATCAATCAATGGGAGTTCAAATCGCTTGTTAAATACGGATGCGTTGTTTGATGAAAAATTTACAAACAATTTATCGTTATCGGTTTCATCATATATAATTTGAGTTTCTTGAATCTTGTCTCGAGTGTTGATAATTTTGAATAACATGGTTGCTTGAATACCAAGTGTAATTGGCGTAGAACTTGTATGTTCGTATACATCAAACCATGTAGATGGTAAAGTGAGTTCAAATACAGAGACTCTTGCCGCGTCCATGGATTGCATAAACATACGTTCTTTATCGAAAGTAATATTAACATGTTCTGTAAATAGACGTATATGTTGAAATAGTGAACCAAATAGGTCTGCTTTTGCGGAGTTAGTAATAATGATGTTCATATAATATGTATTTAATATGGGACATTTATATTCTTTGTGTTTTATTTATTAAATTTGATAATAATTGTTCACTTTCTGTTTTACTATATAATGTAATTTTATTGAGTATACTTGGATGGATAAGTGGCGTCATTAGTTTTGAAATAAGTTGAATGACCGTGGGAGTAAAATATACGTATAATCCAGTTAAGTTAGTATGAAAATTAAAATCTCCGGTTTCGTATCTCGAGAGGAATATATTGTATAAATCTTTATATCTTTCATGGGCAGATACGCTGTATGTATTCCAATTAACGTGTATTTCATATTGTGAATAAGTATGTATGATTTGATGTATAAGCGTGTATATATAGGTAACAAGTGCATTGAATATACTTGGGTTTGCGAATGTTTTGAAAAATGGATAATCGAAATAAATGCGATTAGTATCAGGGATAATATAAATTGCATTTTCAAACAGCTGTGTTAGTTCACATGAATCAGTGATACTCGTCGCACAGTCTATTTTTTGGCTTGATTTAAAAAACGAACGTTTGATATTTGCTTTATAATATTCGTTTTGTAGATTTGTAATTTTTTCATGAATGGATGAATTCATCTAAAGTATATATATTCTATGGTTTAGATGAGTATATATTTATTTTATATATAACGATTAATTATTATCATTATTTAATTCTTGTTGGACCATAGATTTAAGGTCAGCACTCGTAAGTGATTCAGCGTCTAGTTTAGTATTAACGGTAGAAGATGATACCGTATGGTTGTCTAAATCGGATAAAATACGGATACGTTCTTCAACTAACATTTTGTTTATTTCCATGGTATATGATTGTAGTTTCATAACCACATCTTTAAGTGAATTTATTTCATTAACAATCAATTCAAATCTACTATTGAACTCATCTACAATGACTGGCAAATCACTTGACTCGTTAATATTATTGTTATTATTCGTAGTAGTGGCAATAGTCTCTAATTGTGTTAATCGCTTATCAATAGTTGTTATGACTTGTTGAAGAGTCATTTGGTTAGGTGTAGTTTGTGGTGTAGTTTGTGGTTTAGCCGTTGAATTAGATGCAGGTTGATTTGGTGTAGCGACGGTAGGTGTTCCTACTCGTCGGCGTATAGCAGCTGCATTAGATGAACTCATAATATAATATAATATAACCTATAATAAAAGTATTTAAATGTGTTTTATACTAATATATATAAGCAATGTTGAAAAATGCGATAAAAAGTAATAAATATAAAAATCGGGAACTAGGTGGTGAATATCATGATGAATATCAGTATTTAAATTTACTGAATGATATTATGAGTGAAGGATTTGACGAAACTGGACGTAACGGAAAAACACGTTGTGTTTATGGTGCAGCTATGCATTTTTCATTGGAAAATGGAAAAATACCCATATTAACTACCAAAAAAACCGCATGGAAAACTTGTTTGAAAGAACTGTTGTGGTTTATATCCGGAAAAATGGATAACAATTTGCTCACTGCACAGAATGTACATATTTGGGATGGAAATAGTACACCGGAATTTATGGAATCGCGCGGACTATCACACTATATACCTGGTGATTTGGGACCATTATATGGGTTTCAATGGCGGCATTTTAATGCTCCGTACAAGGGTTGTGATAAAGATTATACGGGTCAAGGTATTGACCAATTACAACAAGTGATTGACTGCTTAAAAGACCCAGAAAAGCGAACTTCACGGCGTATGATAGTGTCTGCATGGAATCCATGCCAAGTAGATGAAGGTGTATTGCCGAGCTGTCATAATTTGTTTCAATTCAATGTGGTAGATGGTAATAAACTGAGTTGCTCGTTATATGCCAGGTCACAAGACGTTTTTCTGGGAGAACCATTCAATATTGCGTCTTATAGTTTTTTTACTCATTTGATTGCAAAACATTGCGATTTGGAACCATACGAATTTATATTGTACGCAGGTAATTGTCATATATATGATGATCATTTTGACCAGGTTAAAGAGCAGATTACACGAGAACCGTATCCATTTCCTACATTAGAAATATTAAATAAAAGAAATGATATCAACGAGTATACTTTAGCAGATTTCAAGATAAATAATTATCATTCACATGAACAAATAAAAGGAGCTATGAGAGCGTAGTTTTTTATTTTCTAATGGTTCTCTATATAAAGTTCTATTATAATGGAGTTATTGCAAGAAACTGCTGATATTACACGAAAATCTTTTTTATCACATGTGTTCTCGATGACGGAAGAAAGCAATGCTGAAATATTAAACGTGATACAATATTCAACAATGGGTGTGATACCGGTTGTCATATTAAATAAGTTGATTCATCGTTTTATCCCGGAAGCAGACCCAGATAAATCTTCACTAGAGATATTATTTGAAGTATTTATTCAATTGGTTGTTATGTTCTGTGGTGTTATATTTATTCATCGCATTATTAACTATGTCCCTACCTACAGTGGGTTCAAATACGAATCGTTGAACCTAACTAATGTGGTTTTAGCCTTCTTGATAATTGTATTGAGTATTCAAACAAAGTTGGGCATAAAGGTAAATATTTTAGTTGACCGTGCACTTGAGTTATGGAATGGTCCTTCACATAACAAAGAGGGAATGGAAGAGAAAGGCGTCCGCACACGTCAACCAGTGACAACTCATGCTCCTAGTCAAGCCGACTATTTAGATGACAGTGGGATGCAACGCGGTGCGTTCCCGCCTGCACCAGTTGCAACTACTCGACAAAATTCAGTCATGCAATCATATGACCATATGTTGCAATCGAATGCGCGTCCACAAATGAATGCGAATATGATGAATACTGGTCCAGCGGCAGCGAATGGTGTATTAGGGGGAGCATTTGGGTCCGCGTTTTAATTGTATTCATAATAATTGATTTAGTTGTACTATAATGTAAATTACAAATAATTTGTTGTAATTTGCAAAATTATAATATAGTTGTAATGTAATTATGGAGCAACCTGAAAATAATAATCAGCCTGATGAAAACGTAAAATTAAATATAGAACCAAACAATAATGATGATATTCCATTAAATACGAATGATTCAACAGATGCAGATGATAATACACGTGTTCTAAATAATACAAAACCAAAAAGTGTTATTACGTTGAACCATGAGAACGTAAATTGGTTTGAGCAAACTGAGTACATCGTATTTAGTAATGAATTAAAATCAATACAACGAAACAACATTGTTATACTGAAGGAATGTAAAGACAATAAACGTTTGTTGGATTTGAAATATGACGATATGAATAAACTAGTTAATAATATTCAAACATCTGTTATTTTTTTCTCTACTTTTTCCGGGTTTATACAAGCAACTCGCATACAGTTCTCGATACCAGATACAGTATCTTCCATTATTTCCATCACTGTTTCGACATATATATCATTACTGCTTTCTATTTCCAAATATTATAAATTGGATGAAATGAAAGAAAAAATACAAACCCTTCGTGAAAAATATTCATTACTTCACAATAAATTAGACCATCGTATGGATATAGTTGGTCCATGGGGGGCACCCAAATTATGGATACACCAAGACCCGGTTGCCAAATATAAAGAATGGTCTGCAATTCGTGATGTACTAGAAGACGAATATAAAGATATTATTGTTACAAAACAATCGTTGTCTACTGAATTTGAAATCATCATGGATACGAAATCCAGAAACCAATATTTCATCAAAAACAGAGAACTTAATTTTAAGAATCGTGAGATGTTATATGTATGGGACAAGAAAGAAACTGAATTGGAAAAAAGAATAACAAGTGAACAAGTAAAACGTAGACCATCGTCCATTAAGTTGCAGCATGAAGAACTGGATAATTGGGCAGATGACGAGGTATAGACTAAATGGATATATCACGACTGGTTAGTTTCTTTGATAAAATATTATAAATATACACCTTATTTTGAGGGAGGAGTTTGTAACTCGATGTAAGATTCGTACTGCATATGGATAGATTATCTTTCGTATCTGCATATAGGAATACTGGGCGAACACATGACGTTGAAGTATTTTTATACACGTTCGAGAACATAATATAATTTTCATGTACAAATACTATATTCGACCTGTATTGAAAACCAACTGTATTTATATCACGAAGACTATTTATAAATGCATCTGTAAGACGGTCACGTACACCCTTAGATGAGTTATCGTTAACGTAATAGTGTAAAATTAAATGAAACCATAATTCACTGTCTGTATGTCCTTGCATATGTTTTGTTAATTTGTTTCCTATTTTATCACGAATGTATTTGATTTTCGTTTGGAAAGTGTTTAAACGAAAATACTTTTGAAAAATATGTGTGATACCATTAATGTCGACTAAAAGGTCACCATGTTGCATAAAGTATATGTTTTTATATCGAAATGGATGGGTATTTTCAATCGTATGTTCAAAATGTATATCCTTTTTACTCATTTTTTGGTCAGTATAGATTTGTCGAAGGTGTACAATCATATTTGGCGATTGGCTATATTTTGTATAGGTGTTGTCATTATAGGGAGGCTCAATTGTTTTATAACACTTCCAATTTTTATTCATGGTATACAATATTCCATATCCATAATGTAAGTCATTGTTGTTACTTTTGGACATAAATTTTTCTAATAAATCTGTTGGATTGTCATTATTCAATGTAAAAAAAAGGAGACACATATATATTATATTCACCGATAACAAATTATAGACTAAATCTAATGAAATCGTTGTTATGACTTCATTAGATTCATTTGTAAATGATATTTTTGGTTATTTATCTTTTGGTTTATAACATTTGAATTGCGCATCGCGTAAATATCCACGTTTACATGTTTTCACGCAACGGTTTGTTTTGGGATTCATTTCTTTACCTTCGGGACATTTTTTTGCACTTTTTGCCTTTTTTTTGGTTTTAGATTGTTTATTTTGAGACACTTTTCTACACATAAATTTATCATTTCTTGCGTATCCTGATTTGCATTTGTTAATGCAACGTTTGGTCATTGGGTTTACTTCTTTACCTTCGGGACATTGTATTACGACGCTTTTGATAAAGGCTTCTTGTTCTTTCGGTGTCATGCTTACATCAATGTTCATAGCCTCTTTAATATCTTCTGCTATGTCGGCCACTATTGGACGTCCTTCGACCAGCATATGGTTCTCGAATCTCATATCATATTTTTCTAATAATCCATGTTTTAATAAAAGGTGTTCATATTGTACGATTAAATCATCTGGGGAAATACGTAAAAATACATTTTGTTGCACCATCGATAAAAACAATGTTTTTAAATCGTTAAAAAATTCATCGCTTAAAAAACGCTTTGAACGATATAATACATATAATAAACCGATTCCGGTTCCATATACATCGATGGTATTCATACATTTTTGCACAAATTCGTTATATTCGGATCGTTTTAACATAATTAACATTTGTAAAAAACTAGTAATATGTGATTTCATTTCACGCTTATAGTCTTCCGTTCCTGGTTGTGGTTGAATAATACAATTAAAAAAATATTTATGATTAAGCTGCACGTGGTTTAATACTTGAGAAAAATATTCCTCTTTTGTATTTCTGGTTTGGAGAACAGATTCAAATTTATTCTTATTTAATAATTCTATTTCGACCGGGAATGACCAATGTAGTATTCCAAAATCATATATAGAGCGGTTTGATGCCCTTTGTATTTTTTCTTTCGTTGTCATTAAACCAAAATCGATTAAATTTGCTCGGCCGGTTTCTTGATTATAAACAATATTTTGGTGTTTTAGGTCATGATGTACAATACGGCTGTCGTTCATTACTTTAAGACTAAACATGATTCGACTAATATCCATCCAAAAGTGTTCAACATGTCTTCTATTTTCAACATTCATCGTCATCTCTTTTATTTTTGTACCGTATTTTTCTAAATCGAGACCACCGTACTTAATTAATAAAAGCGAATATTTGCTAACTAAATCAGCTTTAAAATTACTTTTTGTACATTTTACAATGGCTTCCTTATTACCTAATGTACTATCCGCCTTACATATACTTGGTTTTCCCAAATGAAAATAATTATTCGCATCTACATATTGAATTAACTCAAATTCTTTCATTTCCTTTTTCGCGTCTAAATCTTTCATTAACTTAGAAGCAATAGACGGGTCATCTATATTATCTTGGTGTTTACATTTCATTGGGGGTTTATGAACACATCCATATGTCCCTTCTCCTACTACAGAAGGATTCTTTGTCATTATATATTTTACATAGAAATTAGATTGTACACCTTTGAACAATTAAAAACGCACTTTGTGCGGTTCAAGTTCAAATGAAACTTTCGAGTTGGCTACGCCAACCAGTCGTTCGAACTGCATCGCAGTTCGTGAGCCGATAAATTAATTAATACGCCGATTGCCCTTCGGGCAATCTGGTGGTGCAGCTCCACTGCACGACAAACAGAGTGTGCAAACTTACACCTTTGAAGATTTAAATCCGCACGCCATTGGCGTGCTATTTATATCATTCAAAGGAAACGTTGCCGATAAATGAATTAAAACGTATAACCACCTTCGGTGGTTGTGCGGATTTAAATCTGCATCGGTGTAAATGTTCATCTGTGTATAATTACGTCGATAAGAAATCCATACTATTTACAATTTCCATTTTACGCATGGATTGTTCAAATGTACTTTCCCGTTCTAAGTTGGCAAACAAATATTCTGTGTTGGGACTTTCTTCGTTTTTCTTAATTTGCTTATAAATAATATTGATTTTACTTGTAATAGTTTGCACAACCGTCTTGTTTGTAACTAGTTCTACATTAGTTGGAATAGGGTCCGTGATAAGAGATACTGCAAAATATAATAAATATCGACGTTTTTTGCTTGATGCAGATGTATATTTGATACAAAATAGATGAAATAGAGAACCTAATAATTGTACGCAATAAGGTCCTTTTTGTTCTGCGTAATGAAACATAGTTTCCCAGAATATCCAAATAATGTCTTGTTTGCATTTTGCATCTACTGGATAATTACGTGATTCACATGTAGATGGGTTTTTTCGTTTTTTGCAAATAGCTTGAAATTCAATTATCCATTCAACCCAGTAACATGCATTCAACATATTACGCTTATCGTTTGATAGATTATATGCAAATTCGTTGCATGCAATGAATATTTCTTTGGGGTCTCCTTTTTTAAAAATGGGTTCTATATAATTTATATTTGGGGCAATTAAGTTCTCGGTCATATTGGTTAAGTCAAATTCTTCTTCTCGATTTATTTTAATCGGTTCAAAACTATTTCGTTTGTTTGAGATAGCTAATATGCCACTGATTTCCGCAAATAATGCACGTATAGTAGGATGATTACGTAGTTGTAGTTCATTCAAATATTGTCCTTGACTCATGATATTTCGAAAAATGTCATACCGTTTTTCAAGATAGCATGCTATTTTTGGATTACCTAAATGAATATGTTTGCCCATATAATGAATAATTGTTTCCCATACTTCCATAAAATGACCCGCACATATTAGTTCTGCACACCAATAACAAGCTGGTTCGATTTTGCCTTTTTTAAGGTTCTCAATATATTGTTTGCGAACATCTGTTTTTTTAAATTTTGAGAACGATATCCCTTTGAATTGGGGGGATTGTCGAATATCATTAATTTCACTATTATCATTTAATTTGGGTAGACCGGAATCATCCATTGTTTTGGTTAATATGTAGACGTAAAAAAATATAAATATGTAAACACAATATATTTATATGAAGTACCGAATTCGCATTTTTGCTGATTTTTGCGATGGAGCAGGAAGCAAACAGGAAATGGAAGCTATGTCATTACTATGTAAAAACACATCACTTTATGGGAACGATAAAGATATATATATAACAGACGGGGATGATTACACCCATGTTATTATTTGGAATACGGTTATGCCTATAATAAAACCAGACATACCCAAAGAAAATGTCATAGGGTTTGCATATGAACCGTTAGTTTATTTAAGATTGACGCACCAGTTTATTGAATATGCTAGGAAATACATAAATAAATACTATATTGGAGACGTATTAAATTTACCCGAGCCGTTTGTAGAGGGTAATGGGTATTTGATATATAATCCACCGTTGCCGATTTTGCAGCCAAACGTGAAACTTATGTCGTTGATGATAAGCCAAAAATTACATCAACCAGGACATAAATATAGACATGAATTGGCTTCTGCCATATTGAGAACAAACTTGCCGATTGATATATATGGTCGAGGGTGTGGTTATACTGATTATAAGAATGGTGACTCGCGTATAAAAGGCGGATTTGAAAAATATGAATTGTACGATGGTTATCAATTTCACATATGTATTGAAAATGTACGTAGTAACCATTATTTTAGTGAGAAAATTATAAATGCATTAATGACAAATACCACCCCCATTTACCTTGGATGTGTAAATATTGACAGTTACTTTCCAAATAATGTTATACATTTATCCGGAGTAGTTTCAACTGATATGCAATTATTGGAAAATATATGTCGAGAACCGGATAAATATATAAAACACATTGATGTGGATGAAATCGAACAAAAGGTATCCTTGTTGAATAATTTGGCTAATGTATTTACAACTTAGGGTTATTTTAGTTGTTTTATAATTAAATGACAAGATAATGGTTGGGTAAGTGCACCGGTTGCTTCATCCACCTTTAAACCACCAGCAACCGCGGTTGATGGGTTATTAATACTTATAATAGAGTCTCCCGATAGTGGGGTAGATATTATACTCATTCCTACGATAGTTCCGCTACCTGGTTTACCAACCACTGTATATAATAATTCTGTGCCATTTAATACTATAACTAATTCGCCGGCATTGTTGACCGTCACTTGAAACATTATTTCGTATACACCTCCGGGGGGTAATACAAATTGGCTATTACTACCCACAACTCGCTGAATGGAACCATATGTATTTGTAATCGGGGATGGAAATTGTACAGCATCGCCTGGTATTAGTGGGTTAGGATTATCGTTTACGCTGCCAGGTTCTCCACTCATTAGACCGTAAAAATCTGCAAAATTAATAACTGCACTTGTGCCGGTAGGGCCCGTGGGACCTGCAGGGCCCGTTTCACCAGCAGGGCCCGTTTCACCAGCAGGGCCCGTTTCACCTGCAGGACCCGTTTCACCAGCAGGGCCCGTTTCACCTGCAGGACCCGTTTCACCAGCAGGGCCCGTTTCACCAGCAGGACCCGTTGGACCTGTTTCACCGATATCTCCTTTATGACCATGACAGCCTTTCTCTCCTTTACAACCTGTTGGACCGGTTGGACCAGTATCACCTGTTGGACCAGTATCGCCAATACATCCTTTTGGTCCAGTTGGGCCGGTATCCCCATCGCAACCGGTTGGTCCGGTTGGTCCAGTATCACCATCACACCCCTTTGGTCCAGTATCACCCTTACAACCTTTCGGGCCAGTATCACCATTACAGCCTTTGGGTCCGGTTGGGCCAGTGGGTCCAGTGGGTCCAGGCGGACCATCACATCCATCTTTTCCATCGCGACCGTCTTCGCCATCACAACCGTCACGGCCATCTTCTCCATCTCGGCCATCACGTCCATCGCGACCGTCACAACCATTGCGGCCATCTTCTCCATCTCGACCATCACGACCATTTTCACCATCTTTTCCATCCTTTCCGTCTCGGCCATCTTCACCGTCATGGCCGTCTTCCCCATTTTTGCCATCTTTACCATCTCGGCCATGTTTTCCGTCTTTTCCATCTTCACCGTCTTTTCCATCTTTACCATCACATCCATCACGACCATCTTTACCGTCACGTCCACATTTACCCAATTTTACAGATTTACGGCAACTTTTGGTTGCAGGTGGTTTACACGAGGCCTTGCAGTCTGGAGAGGTAGTACATCCCTCGTCACAATCATCATCAGAGTCGTCGCTTCGATAGCAAGGTTTTGGCATATAAATTTAATTATATATATGTATTAAATAATTAAATAATACCAAAAAAAATAGCACGATAATTGTAGTACAAAATAACAAAATGTAGTTACAAATATGTATCAATCATGTATGTGTATAATAATTGAATCAGTTATTGTTTTTTATAGTAATGATAAATTGATGTGAATGGCAGTTGCAATTTGATTTGCTAGCAGTTTCGTCGTCACCAGAGTCGTCACAATTATATTTGGGACTTAATCGACATTTACATTTACATTTATTACAACTACATGGGCGTGATTTCTCTCTTGAGTTTTTATTACATTTATACGTGTCTTTGTCATGACGACGTGAACGTGAGTTTGACGATGAGTTTCGCAAACAACGTGAACAGCTACAACGAGGCATTATAATGTATGACATGATTTTATATAAAGGTTTAGCTAGATATATGGTTTAAAAAAATACAGTAATTGGAATGTTATAACTGTGATTTACAAATGTATAATATGTGTAATATCACCAAAGAATGTAATATATTATTCCGTTATAATGCGGGGTACAATATTAATGGTTTGTAATTCTTGTGACATGAGTTTATATGCATAAGGAATATCTACTTTTGCAAAGTCAGTACGATTATCACACGTTTTACAGAAATGGATGGAGAAATCTCCACTAGTATGAAGTTTATTTTGCTTTCCGTCATTATATGATGCAATCATTCCGCATTTTTTGCATACATGAACGTTATATTTATCTGACACATCATACATACGTTCTTTACAGAAACGAGTCATACCGTGAGCAATCATTACATCTCTTTCCATTTCTCCTATCCTGAAACCACCATCTCGGCTTCTTCCTTCTGCCGGTTGACGAGTGAGATTCACCATAGGTCCAATCGAACGACTATGTTGCTTATCACTCACCATATGTTTGAGACGTTGGTAAAAGACCGGACCAATAAATATATTTGTTTCAAGTTGTTCCCCAGTCAGTCCATTATACATGAGTTCATTACCGTAACTTTCATAACCCATTTTTAATAATTCTTGTGAAATTGTTTTTACATCCAAATTGCCAAAACTAGTACCATCACCAAACATACCAAGTTCTAATAAAACCTTACCTAGTAATGTTTCTTTTAATTGACCAATTGTCATTCTTGATGGAATAGCATGTGGATTAATAATTATATCCGGGCGAAGTCCAGATGCAGTAAATGGCATATCACATTCAGGGATAATATTACCAGCTGTACCTTTTTGCCCGTGTCTACTTGAAAATTTATCACCAAACGTTGGTTTACGGAGTACTCTCATACGGACTTTTGCAAAATTATACCCATCACCATTACGTCCAGTAAAATTTTTATCAATATACGTATCTTCTGTTGTTCGATACGTCTTACTTTGGTCTTCATACTTCACCGTTTTTGTCGGGTCATTACGATTTTCTTTAATTGGTACAATTTTTGCAATAATAACATCACGGTTTTCCACACGTTCGTTTACTGGAAGAAATCCGTCTGCATTTAACTTATCATAATTGCCAAACTTAATACCTTTTGTTTTTGCAGGGTCTGGTTTGCAACGAATGATTTCATCTCGAATAATATTCTTATCTTCGTCTTTTTCCGTATGATAAATAGTCGCTAAGAACAATCCACGGTCAATGGACGACTTGTTCACTAATACACTATCTTCCTGATTATATCCAGTATGACTCATAATAGCAACGTGTATTTGTGTACCAGACGGAATTTTATTCAAGTGTAAGAAATTCATAATACGTGTATCAACTAGCGGGCGAGATGGATAGTTAAGTACATACGCGGTTTTATCCATTCGCTGGTCATAGTTGGTTGCATATACTCCCATTGCTTGCTTACCCATCGCGCATTGGTAGGTGTTTCTCGGTGCTTGGTTGTGGTCGGGAAAGGGTACACATGACGCCAACACCCCAAAAATAGTACTAGGATGAATTTCACAATGCGTATATTGAAAATGACCATCACATTTTTGTAAATAAGAATCTTTTGACTTCATCGCTATCATTGCATAATTTTGTTCTTCGGGGTCAATATATTCAATGACCGATTCTTTTATTTTGCAATTCGTAAGAAGGTCGTTCCAAGTTAGTTTGTGGTCGACTAACGATTTAATGATATCAGGTGTAATAATCGCTTGATTATTTTTAACGCGTAATACAGGTCGAGTTAGACGCCCGCCATCGCTGCATACCCTTATTTCCAACGTTTTATAATCAAATACGATTGACGTATATATATTGATGATACCAGTATACTTTTTTTGTTTTAAATCGTTATATAAATCTTCTGGTACATCCGTAACCCCTTGCCATGCACCATTTACAAATACTTTCACTTTACCATATAGTTCACTCGGGTCAGTAACATCGTCAAACGCTGTTATAAATGGTTTAACATATTCGTATAAGGCGGTACTATTTGTTGGAATAGTGATATGAGCCATATAGCTGATGTTCTTTACTACACCAATTGATTGACCTTCTGGAGTTTCCGCCGGACATAAAAACCCCCACGTTGTATTATGCAACTTACGAGGGGCAATCAATTCACCGCTTTTTTCCAAGGGAGTGTTAATACGGCGAAGATGACTTAAACTGGATACATATGTTAGACGATTCAATACCTGAGCAACGCCCACTTTACTACTGTTTGATTGTTTGATACTAAAGTCACCGGTTGATAATGCCCGATTGATTCCGTTTTCAATGGTGGTTGACTTCATTATTTTGTAAATATTTGTCATGTTGATGATATTTCCATAATCTTCGCTTGACCGCCACGAACCATTGTTAATTTCGCGAACAACTTGTTTTTGCATTTCTTTTACAAGTTTATTGAAATAGTTGCGAAACAAATTGTTGAGTAGTGTGCCAGTAAGTTCAATTCGCTTATTAAGATAAGAATCGCGGTCATCTGCAGTTATCCAGTCCAAACTAGCTATAATTAATTTAAATGCCATGTAACCGAGGAAATAAATTTTTTGAATTTTGGTTTTACAATGAGGGAATAAATCGTTTTCAAGTATGTCAATGGTAAATTCTCGCTTCTTTATCAATCCGGTTTCACGGTCCATGTTAATAGGAGTATATACTGCATAAGATGTGATGTAATCAATTGCGGCGGATTGTGTCATATAATCATTTGCATCCACAATTGATGCGTATAATTTTTGCATACAAATTTCACTGACTTCTTCGTTTAAGTTTAATAAAACATGTTTGCAAATGTCTTTATCATTGACTACTCCTAACGCACGAAATAGAATGCACAACTCAATTGGCTGTTTAATTCGCGGTAACGATACGTAGATGCCGTGTCCAAAACCGTTGTTTTTAGATGATATCATCATTTCAACTTGTTTTGGGGAAATACACTTGAAATCTGGAACAGATTTGATTTCAGCGGTATATGACCATTTGGTTGATTTTTTACTATTAAAGCAGTATATGCGATTTTCAGCTGCACGTTCTTGACCTAAAACCGTCTTTTCTGAGCCTTTAATGATAAAATATCCACCACAATCCATATTACATTCCCCGGTTAATTGTGAATTGGTAAAATTATTGTTTTGATTTAACACACATATAGATGACTTTAACATAATAGGCAACTTTCCAATATTAATTTTGGGAATCGTTTTATTAATGACAACCGGAGCATCCATACATTCTGTGTTACGAATAATATATTCGATATCAATATCAATCGTCATCGTGGATGCATATGTAAAATTACGCAGCTTTGCTTCTTGTGGTAACATAATTTTAGTAGCGCCATTGTTTTCATGTATTTGGGGAGGATATAGTTTAAAGTTTTTAAAAGTAACAAAACACTCCAACATATGCATTTGTTTTTCTGGGATATAGTCATTTTCTGAATGTATTTTGACTGGATTGAACATCTCAATCGTACGTTGAACCTGGTAATTGACAAAATTATTGTACGATTCTATCTGGTGACGAACTAATCGGTCCAGATGCTTTCCTTCAAAATAGGATTCAATAATTTGGTAAGGTTCTTCAATATAATCACCGAGATGTCCCAGTATACTTTCTTCTAATTTGGTTACACTGGCTGCAATTGATTCTGCATGGCACTTAATGTCTGTTTCGGCTTCTATAATCGATTTTAGTGTACGTGTTTCTTCGTTAACACGAGGTTTGCGAATTTTTATTTTATGGGCATCAACCTGGACAGATGATGTAGTTTTTGCTTCGAACATCATGATTCGTTAGTATAATGGTATAATCTTGTTTATCAATAGGATTTTCAATTTTTTATAATTAATTAAAGAATAGAATGTAAATAAAGGAACGGTAAATAAATACGTATGGTTATGTATCATTCAAGTAAGTTTATACGTTACTTAGATAGTTATTGTAATAAACAAGATATAATGAAAACAGAATGTGACAATTTGATGATGAATATTAAACATAATTTCAATGGAATATACGGAATTTCTTCGAATTTATATGATTCGAAGAAATCGACGAAACAAAATAAAAATAAAGGGTCGCCTACATCATGCAGTAGTTATCCAACTCTTTCAACCAATATTTCTCAAATAAATTCCATTGCGAAACACCACAAAATTACTATTGAAACTGATGTTAATAACTTAGATGATTTGTTAAATATAATTCGGTCTTATGAATATAATGTTGATACCGAATATAATATTGATTTGAAATCGCTTCATAATATTAAGGATGAGCTTACTGCGTTGAATGCCATGATTGGTATGGAAAATATAAAAACATCCATCACAAACCAACTGTTATATTTTATACAAAATCTTGATAAAGATGCATTGGGTAACAGTGACTTTAAACACACTGTTATTAGTGGCCCACCTGGTACAGGTAAGACGGAAATTGCAAAGTTAATCGGTACGATGTATTCAAAAGTAGGTATATTAAAAAATAACGTATTTAAAAAGGTTACTCGCAGTGATTTAATAGCAGGATATTTAGGTCAAACCGCGATTAAAACAAGTAAATTGATAACAGAATGTTTAGGGGGTGTATTGTTTATAGATGAAGCGTATTCTCTTGCATCCACTGATAGTAACGATAGTTTTTCAAAGGAATGTTTAGATACGTTATGTGAATCACTTAGCAATCATAAAAATGATTTGATGGTGATAATTGCTGGGTATGAACATGATTTGAATAATACTTTTTTCAAAGTAAATCGTGGATTGGAGTCAAGATTTATTTGGAAATTTTGCATGGAACCATATACGTCAGACGAATTGATGCGTATATTTATGAAGAAAGTACTTGATAGTGGTTGGCATATGAACATTGAAACTACTTCATTGCGTACTTGGTTTGCCCGTAATCATCGAAAGTTTATTCATTATGGTAGGGATATGGAACAGCTATTTACGTATGTGAAAATATATCACAGTCGACGTATATATGGGAAAGATATATCAATGCGTAAACATATTATATTGGACGATATGGCGTCTGCATTTGAATCGTTTGAAACGAGCAGGAATAAAGATAAATTGCCAAATTATTTACAAAATATCTATGTTTGAATGTTTGCTATGATTTAGGAAAATAATAACCGTTATTATTTTCGTAAGATGTACATATAATATAACTAATCAAAAATTAATATGAGTGATAAAAAAATCTTTGCAATAGACCCTACATTATTCAAATTACCAAATGTAACTCGAAAAAAGCGAGCCAAAGACAATAGTGAATCTAAAATAAAGATTAAACCCAGTAATAAAACGAACAATAATATGTCTTTAAAGAAACGTTCTATCATAAATATGATGAGGAAACATCAAGAAACACAATATAAGGAAAAGTTCGAGCAGCCTAGTGGCAATAAGTCGTCTATACAACAAGACATGAATGCTTTTCAAAGTGACTTTGATAATGCCAAAGATTTTTTTAGTAATTTACAAAGTAATGATTCTAAAAAGAAGGCGTCATCCAATCATACATTAAAACAACATACGCCTCTTATGCCACCGATTCAACTACAACCAAAAATAGCGTTGCCATCATTACATGATATTACTGGAAGTATAGCTACTACGAACACTACGCCGGTTACTAGAATCAATTCAAATATATTACCACAACCTACGTATGGATGTCTAAAAAATGGCGTACTTCCAACTTACCGTGCGTTAATGAATCAAACACGAAAAAACGTTCCTTCTTCTAATATAACCCATCATACTAATCATAATAATCATAGTATTAGTAATAATAGTCATAATATTAGTAATAATAAACCAATAGAGCATAAGGAAAGAGTAGGCGGAACAACTAATAATATTGTTGAAAAACCGACTATGACGGAATTAACAAAAACTGCAATCACAACAAACCAGATTCAAACAAAATTAATGAATGCGGAGAAGAATAAAGCACAACAACGTAAACAAAAACGGAAAAAAACGATTCGACGGACGTATAAGATTGGACGGTCAAAAATAATGCCCAAAGTATCCGTTCTTGTATCCAATAAAACAATACGAAATAATATAACCACCAAGACACATCTTATAAAACAAACGCCGATTCATGAAATACGAAACTATTTAATACGACATGGTTTTATTCGCGTGGGTGCAGTAACACCGAATGATGTATTGCGTAAAATGTATGAAAGTGCTATGTTAATTTGTGGAGAAATACAAAATCATAATCCTGATAATTTGTTGTATAATTTCTTACATGATGTCGACAAGTAAGTCAGATTATATTGTATTTAACAAGCGCACTTGTTATTGTAATCGTGATTACAACTACACAACCGGTTATAAATGCGTCAGTATATTTATTAACACGTTCAAGAAAATATTTATTTGATTTTGGATCAGTATATCCGTAATCAAATTCGTTTTCAAACTCGATAATTGTGCTAGGCATAGTGTTGTATAAATTATTTGCAGAACAATAGTTAACGATTTTGTTTTGGTTATTTATACGAATACGTTGTGTATGTTCTGTATTTAATTTATCTGGTTCACAGAAATATCCATAATCACTTTCATCTATACGATATTCTCCGCCGATTGAAACCATTACATGTATTATAATGAGACAATATTTTTGCATGAATTTACTGTCAATTTTACATTATTGGTTTATATAATAACATAAACGTTTATTCATATATAATATAACAGAGTTGGTAGGTTATGGATACGGATAATCAAACTATATATGGCGAATATTTTAAATATACTTCCCAATATCAAACGATTTATGGGAAAAATACAGTTGTGCTTATGCAAGTAGGTGCTTTTTTTGAAGTATATGGAGTAAAAACATTAAATACGGAGGATGTTACGCACAGTGAAATCGTGCCATTTGCTGAATTATGTCAGTTAAATATTTCGTCCAAATCGCTTGTCTATGAAAATGGTACCATTATGATGGCTGGATTTCGCGACTTTACTATTGATAAATACTTAACCAAGCTAACTGAGGGTGGATATAGTGTTGTTGTTTTTATTCAAGAAAAAGTGGGGAAAACGGTTAAGCGGGTTTTAGATAAGGTATATTCGCCAGGTACATTTATATCGTGTGATACAGATAGTAATGCGACCATTTCAAATCATATTATGACTATTTGGTTTGATGTGTATAAACCTCATGCAAAATCGCCTCAAACAAAGGATATATTAGTATATGGAGTATCTGTTGTGAATATTTATACCGGGCATACATGTATGTTTCAACATGAGATTCCTTTTTATATGAATGTAACCACGTTTGATGAATTGGAACGGTTTATATCTATTTATACACCTAGTGAACTTATATTCATATCTCCGTTTGATAAATCGGCCATTTCATCGATTTCTCAATATGCTGGGATTAATACACGTGTGATTCATTATATTGATTCACGAGATTTGAAGAACGACAAATTGATACGGTGTACACAACAGCGATATATGAAAGAATTGTTGACCTTTTTTTATAAAGAGGATACTTTTGACATATGTACAGAATTCCAGGAACATATATTAGCAACGCAGTCGTTTTGTTATTTGCTAAACTTTATTCAAGAACATAATCCAACGCTTGTTCGTAGTATCTGTTTACCTGAGTTTAATAATACATCTAAACGTGTCATTCTTCCAAATCATACGTTGTTACAGTTGAATATCATTGGAGATATGTCGACCGAGAATAAGAAAATGGGAAAATTGTCGTCCATCATGTCCATGTTAAATAAATGTGAATCTCCCATGGGTCGTCGGCTGTTTCAGTATCAACTTACAAATCCAACGTTTGATGAAACATGGTTAACTGCTGAATATTCTATGATAGAACATATGGGAAATGGAGAACACTACGACATGGTAACGTCTTTTCGAAAACAACTATCCAAACTACGTGATATTGATAAAATATGTCGCCAATTGGTTGTTAAAACAATTTACCCGAGTTCTATTTATCTTTTGTATGCATCGTTGGATAGAATACAACAAATGAATGTATGTTTATATGAAGATGTAGAAATTTTACAATATTTATGCCAACCTTTTTTAGACAACGGAGAACCGATAAAGTGTAATCAACTTATGGATAGAAAAATCAACGAAACGATGACATTTTTAAATAAACATTTTATACTTGAACAATGTCAAACTGTGAATTCCATGAATACCTTTTCGGCATCTATTATTCAACCTGGAGTTTCTGCTGAGTTAGACCAAATAATGGAAAAGTACAATAATTCTCAAGCCGGTTTTAATACAATTTATATGTTTTTTAATGGAATTATTAAATCGACAGAAACAACCCAGACCGACACAGAATATGTAAAGGTTCATGAAACCGAAAAGTCTGGGTTGGGGCTACTTATTACAACAAAACGGTCGTTGATTCTTAAGCAAAATTTATCTTCCATATCAAAGAAAGACCGAATTGTACGGATTAATGATAAATTATCATTTAATGCAGAGGATGTAAAATTTATAAAAGCATCGGGTACGAACTTGGAAATCACCTTTCCAGAATTAACTGAAATTTGCAAAACGATTTTACATTATAAAGTCGCGTTAAATAAACTAATAGCGGATTGTTATATACAAGTGTTATCTAAATTTGTAGATGAACACCTGGTTTCACTAGAACATATATCTACTTATGTTGCAAGATTAGATGTTTTAACCACAAAAACGTATGTTGCAAAAAAATATAACTACTGTAAACCGACGATTGAAACGTCGGCCTCAAAATCGTATATATGTGCAACCGATATGCGTCACTGCTTAATTGAGCATTTACAACAAGACGAAATATATGTACCGAATGATGTGGTTATTGGGCATATAGATAGTGGTGTTGATGGCATATTATTGTATGGAACGAATGCGGTTGGTAAAACATCTCTTATCCGTGCGATTGGAGTCTCTGTAATAATGGCGCAAACCGGCATGTATGTCCCATGTTCATCGTTTGTTTATAAACCATATACTGCTATATTTTCTCGCATTTTAGGCAATGATAATATATTTAAGGGGTTATCTACTTTTGCAGTTGAAATGAGTGAACTTCGTGTTATATTGAAACATGCAGATGAAAATAGTTTAATATTGGGGGATGAACTGTGTTCTGGCACTGAAATGGAATCCGCATTGAGTATTTTTGTAGCTGGGTTAGTAGAACTTGATAAAAAGAAATCGTCATACATATTTGCAACGCATTTCCATGAAATTGTAGATTATGAGGAAATTAACCAGTTAACGCGGCTGTTTAAAATGCATATGGAAGTTAGTTATGACCGAGAATTGGATTGTTTGGTATATGACCGGAAATTAAAGATGGGTTCGGGGCCACGCATATACGGCCTAGAAGTATGCAAGTCACTCCATTTAGATGCCGATTTTTTGGAACGAGCCTATGAAATACGGAATAAATATTATCCAGAAACAAAAGGGATTTTGTCTAACAAACAGACGGTGTACAACGCGCGAAAGATAAAAGGATTATGTGAAATATGTAAAACACATATAGGTGAAGATGTTCATCATTTACAACATCAACAAGCTGCAAATGAGGATGGTTTTATTGGAACATTTCATAAGAATCATCCAGCGAATTTAGTGTCAATATGCGAATCATGTCATCAACGCGTACATGATACAAATTCGACGATTACCAAGGTGACTCGTCGAAAAAAAACAACTGCTGGTATAAAGCTTGTGTGACATACTTATTGTTGATTAAATTATACTATTTTCAATTCGTTGTGACGTAGGTATGGTCGGTAGACTGTTTGTTACTGATGTTATAATATTCAGGTGTGTTTGTTTTACCAATCTTATTATGGTCGGGTAATACATTTTGTAGATGGCTTAGTAAAATCGATTCACTGTAGTTGGGAATATAGTTCGATGTGCCATATTTATATTGTCCAAGTTCATAGAAAGTAACACTGTTTTGAATAGCTGGTCGTGGGATTAAAATAATTTTATTTAATGAAGGGTCAAAAACCCGTGTTACGTTCATTTCTAAATTGGTTGGGTCGTCTTTTAAAATTTTTTCAGGCGGGTCATGGTACTCTATATCAAACTCGTTTACACCTTTTGTAGAAGCACTTGAATCAGGTGTCGGTTGTTCAGGTGTGTTTTTGTCATCTCTTTTTTTGTTGCGGTTTTTTGATTTATTTTTAACTCCTTCCATATAACCTTCATGTAAAATATGAATGTATGCTAATAAAACAATAAGTATTATTATCAAAGCAAACCAGTAATTCGTCATTTATATTATGTTTACATTTTTTTTGCATCGATGCCAAAGTATTTGGCCAGTTTTCTAAACCTTTTCATGCTATTGCAACTAGGACATCCTTTACCATGTAACATACAAAATTGGGAACCACTGAAATCTCCGTGTTTTGGACAGATTAATGTTACTTTGTGGTGTTTACCATAAATATATATCTTGGAATAATCATATTTATTGCCGTATATTTTGAAAAGCTTGTTGATATATTTAATTTCAACCTTAGTATATTCTTCCGTTTCATCGTCGTCTTCCGTATAAATCCGTGCATTTTCGTTATATAACCATGAAATTAGATTGCATAACATATCATAATATTCTATTATTTTAATAAGTATATTTGTCGTCAATTTTTGCGATAATATAGAAAATTGATTTTATATAAAAAGTATATAGGAGTATATTATATATTGTTAATCAATAATGATTATACCAGTAAAATGTTTCACATGTGGAATGGTGTTGGCCGATAAATATAGATATTATCAAAACGAAGTGCGTCGTATTAAGCTATTATATGGTGCAACTCCAGATAAGGTGATTTATTTAACAAAAGGTAACGCTGAAAAGACTGTGGAAGGTACTGTTCTAGATAATTTAGGATTACTAAACGTATGTTGTAGAAGACATATGTTGACTCATGTAGATATAGAATAACATAATTATATCTTTGAATAGTGTATAACAATGGCGAAAAATCAAACTAAACATAAAAAACATGGTTCTTCAAAACGTTCAATGACTCGCAAGAAAAACGGAGGTAAATGCAGCTGCAGTGCTTCTTTTTTTAATGGCGGTAATAAAAAAAAACTAAAGTCTGGCACGAGACGAGTACATAGAAGAAAAATGACAGGTGGGTTTGCAAATGCTTTAGTGGGTACTCCTTTTGCACAAACTAATCCGGTTACATCTGCATTATCTGCACAACCTGCGATAAATTGTTCACATCTCCCTTCGGTCGGCCCGGTTTAACGTGACGAAATACATTACATCCTCGTGTTTTATACAATTCCGCCTATCGAGTTGGTAAATAATTGAGTAATTGCGTAAAAAAAATGTATGTAAATATTATAAGATAACTATGGCCGGTTTAACTAATTTATGTGCACCTTCACGTGCGTACTTAGTCGTATCACTTGCATTGTTAGCTGCTATGTATTATCAAAATATGAATAATGTAAACGTTTATTGTTTAGGCACGTACGAATGTCATGTTAGTAATGTGACTACTATTTTTATTATAAAACTGTTATATGTTTTATTTTGGACATGGATATTGAATCTTATATGTGAGACGGGGTCACCGAGTATAGCTTGGTTTATATTATTAGTGCCCATATTATTATTTTTCATATTATTAACAACCATGTTTTTTATGTAATCACACGATTAGTATTTAGTTATTATATTATAAATATATATTATAATAATGACTACCAAAAAGAAATATTCACAGCCGCGTAAACTCACTCATAAACGAATATGTGTGAATGGCACCATCGATGAAATAAAAGAAGGATGGAAAACAATTACCATATACGGAGAACCATATGAACGCGGATATGCTCATGGATATTTACTAAAAAATGAGTTGAAACGAATGATGAAAACGTTAGAGTTTTTAGTGCGCGATGAAATGGACATATCGTTTACATATTATATACGTGTTTGTAATCAAGTAATTAAGCCTGTTATTAAACGAGATTTTCCTGAATTTTATACTGAATTAATTGGGATACGTAATGGTGCTAGAAAACGAGGGTTGTCAATTACATTAGCATTGTTAATAGGATGGAACTCATATTTAAGTATGTATTCATACTTTTTAGAAGGGTCGGTGATAAAATGTAGTGCATTTATTGCAACCGGGAATGCAACCGAACACGGTGACATTATTATGGCACATAATACACATACTAATTTCGCCGATGGACAAATGCATAATATTATTATGAATGTTGTTCCATCTACCGGACATCCTTTTGTAATGCAAACTTCTGCCGGATATATTGCAAGTGGTACCGATTGGTTTATTTGTTCAACCGGTATGATTGGTTGTGAAACTACTATTGGTGATATTAATTATAAACCCAAGTTTGGCGTTCCCTATTTTTGTCGAATTCGTCAAGCGATGCAATATGGTACTTCCTTGGATGACTATGAACAAATTATGGATAAGAAAAACGCTGGTGATTATGCATGTTCGTGGCTATTTGGTGATATTAATACAAATGAAATCATGTTGTATGAAATAGGTCTTAAGGAAAAGAGTGTAAAACGTACTAAGAATGGAGTATTTTACGGGATGAATAGTGCAATGGACAAGACTTTAAGAGAACGCGAAACAACCGACGAAGACCATGATAATATTTCTACAACGTCCGGTGGACGAAATGCGCGATTAAACGATTTATTGAATAATTTGTATAAGGGTAAACTTAATATCACCAATGCCAAAAAAATTATGGCTGACCATTATGATAGCTATTTACGACGCAATGAAATGAATGGACGTGTAATATGTAATCATAGTGAAAGTGACTTTCGTAATTGTAGATATGCTCCTTATGATTTGTTTGGGTGCACAGATGGTAAAGTGGTTAATACGGAAATGGCTAGAAAAATGACGTTTCAAGGTAGGTTTGGTTCATCGTGTGGACGGACTTTTTCCATTAAACAACACATACGTGAACACCCTGAAATGAGTAAATGGAGACCATACGTGGCAGACTTTGTCAATTATGAATGGACAAATCTAAATAAAAAGGATAAGGTATTATAATATATGTCTACCATTGCAGATAAGATTAAGTGTTTGCCAACTGATATAATTCAATTCTGCATTATTCCTTATACGTATCAAATACAAAATAAAGGTTTGTTGCGTGACATCCGTACATATAAAAAAGATACGAACTTATTGGATAATATTTATGGGACCATGTATACAGATTCTATACTATTGTATGATTTGAAACGATTTTGTCAAATACCACATGCTCATGGGTTTGGTGATTGGCTGGAAGTAATTCACGTATATGAGTTAGACATTTTACCAAGATGTTTTACTATATGGAGACGACATTTTTTATACAAGAATATGACGAATACGCAAATTCATACACATATTATTAACTTTGATATTATACGAACATCTAAACAAAGACGAATTATGTTTTTGTGGGGGTTGATGTTACCAGAGGAACGAACAGACTTTATTAATAAATATATATTAGATACATGAATAACATGGCCTATATCCTGAAAAATTGATTCGTTTATATATCTATATTAAATATATATAAACATACATATATCTTATAGATAATGAATCCTACTATTTCAAATGTGTCGAATGATGAGACTGGGTTTAAATTTACGGTCTCTAATATAAATGTAAGTTTAGCAAATGCGATTCGTCGTACTATATTGAGTGATATACCTACTCTTGCATTTTACACAGAAACATATGCAGATAATCAATGTACTGTTCATGAAAACACGACGCGATTGCATAATGAAATATTAAAACACCGTTTAAGTTGCATTCCAATTCATATGACTGACCTAGACGTTTTACCCGGAAACTATATACTTGACTTGGATGTGGTCAATGATACAGATTCTACTCGCATTGTTACTACTGAAGATTTTCGCATTCGTAATAAAACTACCAACAATTATCTTACCAAAAATGAGTTGGTTAAAATCTTTCCACCATGTGTTAAAACGAATATGTATATTGATTTTGCCAGATTACGTCCCAAAATTGGCAACACCATTCCAGGAGAAAAATTAAAGTTGACTGCGGATTTTTCGGTTCGAACTGCTAAGGATAACAGCATGTTTAATGTGGTTTCAAAATGCGCATATGGCAATACAATTGATTTAATGAAAGCAAAAACTATATGGGAGGAACATGAAAATAAAATACGTGCTGAAGGTTTAAGTGCGGAAGAATTAGATATACAAAAACGCAATTTCTATTTATTAGACGCACACAGATATTTTAAGCCAGACAGTTTTGACTTTGTTATACAAACGGTCGGCGTATACGAGAACAGCGATATAGTTAAGAAAGGGTGTCAAATATTGCATACTCGGTTGATGGATTTGGTTCATTCGATTGATAGTGATATGGTACATATTAAAATGAGCGAAACAAGTATGGATTATTGTTTCGATATTGTGTTAGAAAACGAAGATTATACGCTTGGTAAAGTACTTGAATACATCATGTATGAGAAATATTTTGTAGAAGATAAAAAATTATCCTTTTGTGGATTTAAAAAGTTTCACCCTCATGATGAACATAGTGTGATTCGCGTTGCATATATACAAGTTACTGACAAACGTATGGTTGCTCAATATTTACGAGAAATTTGTGTTATTGCAGCGGATATTTTTACAACGGTATATAAATTATTTTAAACCCTTTGAAGAATTAAGGGTCAGATGCCAGTAATGATTTGAAACAAGGCACGCCTTTGCGTGCCATTTTAAATCTTCACTTGTATAAATGTTCAATGGTATAAATTATATGGTGGTTTGATGATGAAAAATTGAATGTGCTATGCAAATAGTATGATAACCATTTTTTAATGAACATCATACGTAAATTATTTCAGTGCACTATGTGCGTTCCGTCTACTGTAGAAGACTTGAGTTATTTACATGGAATTACCTATGACCAAACGATTTCATTTATCCCACCCATTACATATTGTAAAGTGATTAAAGTATACGATGGGGATACGATTACGATAGCAACAAGGCTACCTGGGAATACTTGTGTATATCGTTTTTCTGTACGTTTAGATGGTATTGATACACCGGAAATAAAATCAAAAAATCCACGAGAATATGAGCGCGCAGTTTTTGTTCGCGAACAATTACATAATTTGATTTATGGTAAAATTGTTTTATTAAAAAATTTGTCAATTGAAAAATATGGACGTATACTGGCGGATGTATATTTAGATGACTTATATGTGAATCAATACATGGTTGTCAATAAATATGCCACTGTTTATGATGGTGGAAAAAAACACGAGTTTGATGATAATGTCGTATAATGCGTAAATAAAAAATATATTTAAAATGTATACCATATAATGGATACCACAACTGAACCTGTTATTGAACAACAACAAACTACCGAGCCAATTGTCGAACAAACTGTAGCACCAACTGAAGTTGCAAAACAGTCGGGGTGTTGCAGTTGCGTTAGCGAAAAACTAAATGACCAGGATTTTACACAGAAAATGAATGTTTATATTTCGTTTATATTCGAATTCTATCGCGTTGTAATGGGGTCTTTTTTAATCTTATTTGTTCCCCAGAAATGTGGTGAAGAATTGTGTACGATGTTTGAGCCCGTCTCAACTGGTAACCAACTATCTCATGCCGCGTTTGGTATAAATATTACTACATTTTGCATGTTTTTGTGTATGTATTACGCAGAAATTACTCGCGAAAATAAAATGATTACTTATTTACATGTGAATAAAGAGGAGCCATGTGATGACGATGCAGTGAAGGATGCACTAAAGAAATTGCCGGTTGATAAAAAGGATAACATATTGTTGTGGGATAAACGTTATTTACGAACGGGTCAATCTGCATTATTTGGTTTTGTTGCGAATGTTGTGTTGAGTACTATGGTAATTTACGATAACTACTTAGATAGCAAAACTTTATCGGCACTTATTACAAATATCTTGTTCATGGCATTGAAAATAAATGAAACATATTCGATTACCAATACAAGTGAGAACATATTCTACTCTGCTTACTTGAATGAACGTGTACAATTTAATGACGTAGACCCAGATAAAGTTATCGAATTAACAGAAGTAGCGAATACTTCAGTTACACCAGTTGAGAATGTCGCTTCTCAAGAAAACAGTGTGTAAGTATTATGACCGTCCTTGATAAAAAATTGATAAAATGTTATTGCCTTATACTATAACAACTATTTGCAATGGAAAGACGTATCAATACTCTCTTAGAAACATATATTGGTGAGTTGAAAACCAATATATGTGAACGTATAAAAAATGCTCGCATGGATAACAATAGTGATGTGTCCGAATTACTACAATATGTGTATGATTATGATAGATTATGTTTTACTAAAGATGATTTTATAAAACGCAAACGTATAAAAAATGCTATACCTATTACAAATAGATGTGGAGCTATGCGCGCAAATAATGAACAATGTACACGTAGGCGCAAAGATGGCAGTGAATTCTGTGGAACTCATTCCAAGGGAACACCTCATGGGATGGTAACTAATAATGGCAATAACATAAGTGAAATGAATAAGGTAGTTGAAGTGTTTGCAAGAGAAATTATGGGTATTGTTTACTATATTGATGTGAATAATAATGTATATAATACGGAAGATGTTATGAATAACGTAACTAATCCTAGCATTATCGCGAAATATGAAAAAAATGGGGATAATATTACTATTCCGTCTTTGGGTTTGGTATAAATAAAAATGATTTGTTCTACCCTTTATTACACCTTATATTAATTATTAATTTTACGTGTAAGTGACTCTTTTACTACTTCTTCTCGGTTATCTGTTATAAATTCAGTAATATTGGATGCTCTTTCTATATCACCTTTGAAATATTTAGATAATATCGATAATAATGTTTTTTTTGTTATTGGTTTTTTAACACTATGTTGAGTGTAACACAGTTGTCCATCTTTAATATCTACACAATCAATGTCGTTAGATTTCATTAATTCGATTAACGTATTCGATAATTCCTTTTTTTCGGTCGTACGTATACTTTGTTCCTTTTTAAGTGAACGTATTTCATTGTCTAGTTTTACCCAATCTTTTATGGTTTTTACTAAGGTTTCTTTTACGGACATATTGTAATTATAAATTATATTTACATTTATTTTTTATATTTATCTAATATAACAGTTAACATATGTATTTTACGAATCCTCGTAGTATTCCAAAAGCACAACCTATACAAACAAATAGTACACAACCACCTCGATTTGCATTAAATGTATTTCAACCTATACAAGTGCAGTCACCGGTAGTACACATAAGTCAACCTACAGTTGAACCTAATGCTAAAAAAATTTTATGGGGACCGGCGGTTTGGTTCTTTTTTCATACACTTGCTGAAAAAATAAAACCAGAATACTTTATTTCTTACCGTGATGGAATTTTCAATATAATAAAACGTGTATGTAGTAGTTTACCTTGTCCTACTTGCACAACACATGCAGTTGAGTATATACAAAAGATTAACTTTGATTCCATAAGAACAAAAGGTGACCTTAAAAATATGCTTTTTAATTTTCATAATGAAGTGAATGCACGGACTAAAAAACCATTATTTTCGTATGATGAATTAAATAGTAAATATCAAGATGCGAACTTCAAGTCGATTGTGAATTATTTTGTCCACTATTATAAAATGCATCATGTAGCAGTACGGCAAATGCATGAAAATTTATATAGGCAACATGTATCGAGCCAAATAGTAGAATGGTTACAAACAAATAATAATATATTTTCTATGTAAAACAATAATGGTTCATAATGAATATAGAGCGAATTAATCAAATAATGTATGTTTTATATTATCGCTGAATATATTTGGATTGGTGGCAATGATTATGATTTGCGGTCAAAGTCGCGTACACTATACGATGTTACGCCCGAAACGGTTGAATTGAAAGATTTTCCTGAATGGAATTATGATGGGTCTAGTACGAATCAGGCATCCGGGAGTAATTCTGAAGTATTGTTAATTCCAGTGGCCGTATATAACGACCCATTTCGCGGAGAGAATCATAAATTAGTATTATGTGAAACGAAAACATGTGATAATATGCCAGCTAAAAATAATAATAGAACATATGCAACTTCTATCTTCAATTCCCAAATCGTTCAAGCGGAAATGCCATGGTATGGGTTAGAACAAGAATACGTACTGTTTGAACCTGACCAAAAAACACCTTTGGGGTGGCCATTAAACGGATATCCAGCACCTCAAGGGCCATACTATTGTGGCGTAGGTAGTGGAAATATGGTTGGACGTGATATTGCAGATGAACATTATAAAATGTGTTTGCATGCTGGATTAACTATATCAGGTATAAACGCTGAAGTTATGAAAGGACAATGGGAATATCAGGTAGGACCATGCTGTGGAATAGAGGCAGGAGACCAAATGTGGGTATCTCGCTATATTTTGTATAGAGTTTGCGAAAATTATAACGTACATATTTCATTTGCTCCAAAACCAATATCTGGTGATTGGAATGGTTCAGGTTGTCATACAAATTACAGTACAATCTCTATGCGTAATGGTGTTCCCGGAAGTATTGAACGAGCATTAGTTGGATTACGAAATACACATGAAGATGTTATACCATTATATGGCGCAAATAATAACCAACGCATGACAGGTGAACATGAAACCTCTAAACTTACTGAGTTTTCGTATGGAGTGGCAAGCCGTAAGTGTTCCATACGTATTCCACGTACTACTGCAAATGATAAACGTGGATATATTGAAGATAGACGACCTGCAAGTAATATGGACCCATACTTAGTTACCGCAAAAATAGCCGAGGTAACTATATTAAATAATGAAGAACAGCCAAATTTTACATTGAGTGCTGATACTTATTTCCATTCTTAAATAACTGTATTATACGGTGAATAATACAGTTGAAATGATTGATTGTAATCATGATACATATTAATTGTCTTTTACAAATCTGTCTATTTCAACACCATCTTTGAATACTTTGCATTTAAATGTTTTTTTGTTTGCTTTCTCACATTTTTCATTGTGTTTATATTGATTAAAATATTGAAATTCGGGTGTTTTCGTAGCAATAATTGTAAATGCCCATATAATTCCAGCAACAGACCCAATACCGTAAGATAACAATGAGTTATACCATTCATAACAATATGCTATTGGTTGATTGTCACTGGATGAACGAAGCCAATTACGGAAAACATGGAAGATATTACTGTTAACATATAATTCAGTGATGATTAATAAACTGAAAAATGCGAGTGTGGGCCAATTTGATAATACTAAATTAACATCCGTTTCATTTCCAACGGTAATCATGGTTGTTAATAAATACACAAAAGTAAACCCGATAATGACTTCACTTATAGGGACTTTTGATAATTCACCTTGACCAAAAGAGATTATATTACATATTGCATCCGGAGTATTTCCACTTTCAAATATGGGTAATATTTTGCTCAAGATGGTCGTGATACCAACTGTAAATAATAATCCAATTAAATATACTATTCCTTTAATATCATTGTTAAATATGGAAGAAATGGTGAAAAAACAGACTAAAATAAAAGGGCATAGCCTTATAAACATATAGATAAACGTTCCCGCATTAATATCCATTTTAATTATCTATATAGTTATGATATATTATAACTATATATTTATAAGTATCAATCCTATTATTTATTTGTTACTTTTTGAAGACCGTTTACATTTAAATGTCGTTTTCTTAGGCAAACTACATACAGCGTCATCCCCTGTAAAATATTGCAGTGAGCGGTTTTGGGTTCTGTTTATGACGTATCCCCATCCAATGCCTAGGGTAGATGCTACAATAAATGCGGCTAATATATTTTCACTGCTAAAGCATTTATTTGATGCTAACCATACAATATCGCCGAATATTAGTATGCCAAAAAACAATAATGGTATCATGTTAGGTAAAATATAATTAGTCGCGGTAACTGTATACAACAAATATGCAGCAGTAAAACAATAAATGGTTAAACTCAATGGGACATTCGATATACCCGCTATGTGATTAATGGTTACAATACTACACAATTCGTGCTGTTTTGATTGACTGTCGTTTTTACCCACTATTCCATTACCTATAAATACGGTTAACATGGTACATGTTAATAAACCAATTAAATAAACGATACCTTTAAAATCTTTATTTATAATCGAAAATAGTATGAAATAACATATGATAATGAATGGCGCGAGAACGTATAATATACTCTGCAAGTTGACAATATTTAATTTCATTTACTCTAAATTTATATTATACTGTGATAATATCATTTACAAAAACATGTTCAAATACGTTATTAATTGTTGACACTTCGATAAACTGTATGTCCTTGTGTTTGTCATGACACGTTTGATACCATTTATTGAAATCTCTATTGTTCTCATGAGGATATATAAATGTTTTTACACCCGCACGTATGCCATTGTTTATTTTTACATCAAGACCTCCTATTGCTGTGATTTCTCCGCTTAAATTAATTTCACCGGTAATCGCTACGTCATTTTTTATGTATACTTTATTCAACAAACTATATATTGCTATGGTAATGGCTGCACCCGCAGACGGACCATCTTTTGATATACTTCCATCCGGACAATGTATATGTAATCCTTGACATTTGGTGGATTCAAAATATTTTAACCATTCTGTTTTTATTTTATCACTAGTCAAGCTCCATGCTAGTGTTTTTGCTACGTTCATACTTTCTTTCATAACGTCGCCTTGAAGACCAGTTAATTGTAAATCTAAAAATACTGATGATGGATAAAATGATGTTTGTATTGGAATAATACCCCCCATGCTGAGTGCATTTGCCCATAATCCATTTATAATACCGATTCGTGCTTCGCTATATATCCTTTTCTCGTTCGTTTTTTGATATTTCGTTAAATAATTACTTTCGAGCAATTCAATGGTAACAACAATCGGTATAGTTAATTCTTGCGCGGAAGATTGTATTAATTCTAAATTGATTTCTCCATAAATATCAAATATAATTTCCTTTAATTTTCGAACACCGGGCTCACATGTGTACTGTGTTATTATATATTCGATAGCACTGTCATCTATTTCTATTGTTTCATCAAATCCCATTTTTTTATTTATATCCGGTAAAATATATTTACGTACAATCACCATTTTATCATCCAATGTCAAATTTTCGAATTTAATACGATGAATACGGTCTAATAAGATTTTGTCAATTAATTGGGCATCATTGTAAGAAAATATAAATAGAGCTTTGGAAATATCCAAATCAATCCCGGTAAAATATTTATCTTGAAATGTCTCATTCTGCGTTGAGTCGATTAAATGCGTTAATATTCCAATTATTTCCTTTCCAGTATCCGTATTACTAACTTTATCTAGTTCATCTATATATATTATTGGATTCATACACTTAGTTTCCATTAATATATCTACGATTCGCCCCCACGTAGAATTTACATATGTATAACCATGTCCTTCTAGCGCAGAACCACTACTTGAACCTCCAATCGCTATAAATGCAAATGGTCTATTACATCCTGCCATGTCTACTAAGCATTTTGTTAATCCTTTTTTTGCTAGACTTGTTTTACCTATTCCAGGAGAACCTTCAAAGCCAAAACAATAACCGGATTGTTCTCCATTCATCCATTGACCAATAATTTTCATGATTTGTTTCTTTGCATGGGTGTGACTGTAAATGGACTCATCTAATGCTGTTTCTATTTTAGAACTGTCCATGTGAAATTTGGATATTTGTTTTTCGAGTTCGATTGTATTATGTAGCTGTATGACGTCTGGACTTTTTTCTGTTAATATTTGCGTGTTTTTTATGATGGTATGCATATATTCAATATTGTTACGTTCATTTATCAAATTATTTATGTAGTTGACTTTGTCTTGTTTATTAGTTTTAATAATGGCAACCTCGGTTTCTTTTTCTAAGTTTGAATTACGAATAATGTTATTGAGAACCGGTACAGAAACCTTTTGTAATCCGTTATGTAACATTAAACCTATTTGATTGATGGTATTTGTCTTTATTATGCTAGTTGCATTCGAAATTTCAATGATTGTATGTGTTTTTTTCTTATAAAGTCTTGTTGTTAATTCGGTGTTCTCCATATTCTGGTAAATATGCTTGAAATCGTTGTTAATTTGTTTGATTGCAGACAATATGGGTTCTTCTTTATAAATACCAAACGGTATACGAATTAATCCCTCCAAATATTGTCTAATTTTTATTCCCAATTCATCTGGTCTACCCTTCAAATCTTTTAACTTTGCCATTGCCTTTTCTTTTACCGTGTCAGGCGCTTTTAATAAGCATATTTGTTGTTCTAGTGATATCTTATTATTGTCATATTTATGGAGAACTTCTTGCATATGATTCAAGTTATACTTTACTACATCCTTCATTTTACTACGAATCTTCCATGGAAAACTATTACATATGGATTCTTGATAATTTGTATTATACCCAGTTGCACTATTCAATAAATCGAACAATAAGTAACACATATATTCTATTTCCGGGTTCTCCACATATAACAATAGACTTAACAAGAAACAACGTTGACTGTACGTTTCCATTTCTATGAACTGTTTCGAAAATATTTCCATGTTTGTCTGTGTCAACCGTTTGACATCAAAATTTACGTCATTCACCTTTTTAATAATATCAATATCTCCATATATTAGTAACTCTTTCGGTGTCAAATTATTGATTATATTCGTCATTATTGTTTTATCAATACCAGTGAGTTGTGTCGAAGTTGATTGTAATATGGTTATTCTATTTTGGAAATATTCATTACATATACATTCCATATGTAAATCGTCGATAATTCCATTTATTATGAGTGTTTTTCGTTCCTTCTCATTTTGAATTACTATACGTATTCCATTTGTTCGATGAAATAAATTTTTAGAATCGTCCACATCGAAACATTCAAAGGAATTGACTGTATGCATTTCAATGGAAGACTCTGACTTTTTATTGCAACATAATATAGACGGTTGACCTACAAATGTGTATCCTGGTTTCCAATGTATTATTTTATATCCTATTGGATGAATATGTTTTGTGATAAACGTGTATTTTGCATTTGTAATTGGATGAGATGGAACCGTGTTTTTAAATTTGGTTCCAAAACTAATAAATAACAAGTCTGTAACTTTCATTGTACCAAAACCACAAATAATCATAGATAGTTTATCTATCACTTTTTGTAGCGAATCGACAATGTCTTCTGTTGTTAATTTATTAATGGATGGATTGATATTTGCTAAAATTTGTTCATTTTGTTCAAATAAGTCAGTTAATATGGATATGGACAATTTTGTATCATTATCACTAAATATATCTAGTATTTTGTGCATTTTTATAGACAATATCGTGTTTTGTATAATGTCTCTTATATAATTTATCTTTGTTGTAATGAATTGTATAATACCAGGTGTAGCATATGCGTCATCTATATCCATTTTTAAAATATTGAAACTATTGACTTTTTTTAATACACTCATTATATATATCTATACTAGATTATACATTTTTTTTGCATAATTGCGATTTTTACTGTTTCTATTTTATTGTTGTAATTTACAAAATGTAAATAATATAAAATATTGGTAATATATAATATTATCAATACACCATGGGAATTCCTAGCTATTTCTCGCATATTATTAGAAACTATTCTAATATTATTCGTTCATGCAAGGACCTATCTACTATGAATTTTGATATCTTGTTTATGGATTGTAACTCAATTATATATGATGCTGTACACACATTACCATATGATAAAAATACCCATGACGAATATGAAACCAGTATAATTAGCTTTGTAATTAACGCGATTGATGCTTATATTAAAACCATAAAACCGACATCCGTTATATATATTGCGTTTGATGGCGTTGCGCCATTTGCTAAGATGGACCAACAACGTACCAGACGTTATAGAACTGCTTATATTAATTCCTATCTTTCGACCAATAAAAATGATTCATGGGATACATCTGCGATTACCCCTGGCACTTCTTTTATGACCACGTTATCGAAACGTATTCAATACGCGTTTGAGAATATGGAACATAAATACAAGGTATCGTCTGTTATTGTTTCTGGTGCAAATATGCCAGGAGAAGGAGAACACAAACTGTTTGATTACTTGCGTGCGCATCCTCAAACCAATTCAAACATTGCATTGTATGGCTTAGACGCAGACTTGATAATGTTGTCATTATATCATTTACATTTGTGCCGGAATATTTATGTTTTTAGGGAAGCGCCTGAGTTTTTAAAACATTATTTTCCGGTTGATGCTTCTAACCCAAATATGCCTTATTTTCTAGATATGCAAAAATTAGCCGCGTCTATTTTGAATGAAATGAAATGTGGCAACTATGATACTCACCGCATTTATGATTATGTATTTCTATGTTTTTTCTTAGGGAATGATTTCCTTCCACACTTTCCTGCTATGAATATTCGTACCCATGGAATACAAGTTATTCTTGATATTTATCGTACTCATATCGGTAATCGACCAAATACATTTATTATTGACAAACAACATGCGATTCAATGGAAATCTGTCAACAAAATCGTATACGAAATCTCTAAAAGGGAGCACGAATTATTAACGATTGAATATAATATTCGGTCAAAAAAACATTCTTATCATAATGATGAAACACAGACGGCTGACGAGTATTTGCAAAATGTTCCAATGTTGTTTCGCGGAGATGAATTATATATTTGTCCAGAAGAATTGAATTGGGAAGAACGTTATTATAAGGTTTTATTTGGAGTATATCCGACTGAAAATATTGTTCGAACGATTTCTACGAATTATTTGGAAGGACTCGAATGGGTGTTTAAATATTATTCAAAAGGATGTCCTCATTGGAAATGGAAGTATAATTATCATTATCCACCTTTGTTTAAGGATTTATTACGATTCGTTCCGCATTTTCATACAGAGTTTATTCAAGGCACTGTTAACAAATCGAATAAATCGCATGTTCCATTTTCATCTGCTTTACAACTATCTTATGTATTGCCACCACAATCATTTAATCAATTGCAACCGAACATATCATCATTCTTAATGAAAAATTATAAATCATTATATGTGGACCAAGTCGAATTCTGCTGGGCATTTTGTCGTTATTTTTGGGAATCACACCCACTCTTACCCGCGATTACGTTAGAACTGTTGGAACAATGGGATGTACAGTTTCGTATGCATTTCAATAATATTCGTGCTATATAGTGATTTTGTTATGGAATAACATCTTTGAAGAAACGCTAGTTACTATGCCGAAAGATGTAAACGCACAAAAATATTAAATATATATAACAAAAATTATATACAATTATTGTTATATTCACATTATAAGTTAGTATTCTATTTACATGAACGAGTCTAATAATCTTTATATAAGCAGCCGGGGTATATTAAATAGTTGTAACTATCGTTCAAATACTCCCGTATCTAGTATTCGACAAATGATAAATTATTGTTATGTATATTTTGATAAACCTGAACGTACTCATACGGTTTATGTTTGTAGCAGTGCCATCCCCCATTTTATAACGCACGTGTTACCTACTATTTCTCGTCCTTTTATTTTGGTTTCTGGAGATTGCGACGAAACTATGCCATATGATGTTTTACCGAGTGATAAATTTGATGAATTTATTAATAATCCATTCATAATACATTGGTTTTGTCAAAATATGGTCATAAAACATTCGAAAATGACTTGTATTCCTATTGGGTTGGATTATCATACTATGGTAAATAATAGAATGTGGGGTGATATAACGACTGCCTTTGAACAGGAAAAACAGTTACAACTTATTAAACGTGATAGTTTGCATTTTTCAAAACGGACGGTGAAATGTTATGCTAATTTTCATTTTTTAATGACAACCAAATATGGTAAACATGACCGTCAAGATGCTTATGACAATATTGATAAAAATCTGGTATACTACGAACCTGAAAAAATAAATAGATTATCTACATGGATGACACAAACCAAGTATGCTTTTGTTGTTAGTCCACATGGGAATGGTTATGACTGCCACCGAACATGGGAAGCATTGATACTAGGATGTATTCCCATTGTGAAAACATCTGCAATTGATGCGTTGTATGATGAGTTACCGGTTCTTATTGTAAATGATTGGAAAGATGTTACCATGGAATTATTACATAATACGATTGAATCTTATCAACAAAAGGTTTTTAATTTTAATCGGTTGACTTTGAAATATTGGATGGATATAATTAACATGACAAACAAATAAGCTTCCATTCCAATGGGTCGTCTCTAGTTATGTCAACTAATTCCATTTAGCATTTCACTATTTTATTTATACAATCAAAAAATGGCATTACCATTTTTTTGATAGAGATGTACGTACATAGTCGTTTTATTTATTGTGTTACTAAATTTGTAGTTAAATATGTCTAATATGTTTCGCCTTATGAATGTCTGCTTCGACATTTTTCATATGTATAACTTCGTCTGTCCAACATTCGTTGCAATCGCTTTGACTCAAATTCCATGTGGGTACAATATTGGGAATAATGCCATGAAATATTTGTTCAGCACGGTTTTTGTGGAAATCAGATGTTGTAATAATTATATCCGGCAAATTATCTTGGGAGTAATTTTGATTCACCCACTGTTGCAAATATGCAAAATTTTCAGCCGTGTTGGTAGCATGTTCGTCCAATACGATTTTAACCGGTTTTAATAACCCTTTTCCCATCATATGAACCGCTTTTGAGGCTTCGGTCGTATCATCATTGTTTATAAATGAATTTTTTACTCCGCCTGAAATAAACATAATGTTGGGTTTGTTTGTGGTGTTTATATAGTTAATTGCCGCATCGACTCTCTCTTTTAGAATACTTTCATTGGAAGAGCCTAGTACAACATGAATATCGTGTTTAACACAATTGCTAGCAGCTGTGTGTAATATCAATACACATATATAGGTAAATAGTATTAAATGAATGATTTGTGTTATCATACTCGCAATATTCGAGAATTACATCAGTTGCTCTTTGTTACATGCATAATACTGGTTCAATTTTTTACATACTATGTTGGGTTGGGTTGGTGTATGACTGCATATGAAAAATTGACAAAATATATGTTGTATATTTGGGGGTAATCACGATGAACGAGCTACGTATTTTAGATTATGTGTCGTCTTACATGACTTACAATAGTTTCACACGGATATACACCTTTATTTGTGTTAACTTTGGCATATATGCAGCATGGATATTGATGCATTATTTTGCGTCCCATTTGTATGTATATTGGTGTGTTCCGGCGACTGTATTAGGTTTGATTATGTCTCCGTTTTTGGTACCTGCACCTCATTGTTATGGACTGAGATGGATTATTTATCAAGGCGGAAACAGTATTATTGTCATGTGGTCGGTTATTGGAATTTGGATATTATCGTATATAGTACCGATTAAACAAACATAAATCATTTTCCTTCTTATATTGTTAGTTGTACGAAAAAAGTATTCTCTGTTTTTATGTTTTATATTTTATTTTTTATTTTGTAATTTTTCAGTAATATGAAATAAAGATGAATAACGCATGAGAATAGTATGAAGATAGGAGAAGTGCATGAGTTGTGAATTAAATGTCGTCGAAAGACTCGAAATAAAGGTTAGAAGAAAGTATAGAATTGTCAATAAGGTTATGAGAAA